TGAATAGGGAAGAAGAGATACATAGAAGATGGTATTGTAGGGGTGGAAGCTTTCTTAAATATGCAGATTATGCAAGATATAGTTTTTTCCCCATGATACGTACTGGATGGGTCACTCTAGAGTTTAGTGAGGATAAGATTAAAGCATGGACGAATTAGATGAATCTACTGACAGATTATTGGGAACAACTAGTAACATTTGTGTTACTGGTCACAATATTAACTAGAATGAGAGTAGACATAGATGTCTTAAAGGATAAGGTTAAGACTCTATTTGAGCTCTTCAATAAAAAGGAGAAATAATAAAATGGAATTTCTATCAACATATTGGGAATATATTATAATTTGCTTTCTGCTTGTAGATAAGGCAGTAGCATTAAGCCCATCAAAGATGGATGATTTGATATGGACTATGATAAAGAAGATGCTAAAGAAGGCTGCTGGAAAATAGGGAATGCCCAAAGCAGTATATAATATTAAACAATTCCATGGTGGAATAAATAATGGTTCAGATCCTAGAGACATAGCAGAAAATGAATTAGTTGAAGCTACCAATGTTATGGTAGATAAAGTAGGTAGGATAACTCCTCTTGGCTATAGAACTCCTCATGATACTGTAGATACTAATACTGCTACTAATTCTGCTGGTAGAGGCTTATTTAAGTTTAGTCATGATAGATTGGGAGCAGAGACATCTGCTACAGAAGCAGCTGAGACTGGTGATGATTATCTGGTGCTTACTGATGCTGCTACTACGACAGTTGATATTTGGAGTAAATCTACTGATAATTGGGGTACTGCAGAATTTGATCTTGGGGGTGCAACTAGCGGGTTCCTACCTTCTATATATCAAGCCGATGGAGCTCTTAGAGTTTGTGATGGGGAATTTGCAAATAACAGTACATCTAAATGGTTTGGATATATAGATAGAACTGTATTTGGTGATGCCTCAAATGCAACACTTGCTCTGGATGGTTGGTATACAGAAGATCAGGAAATAAAAGCTGGAACATTAGGAAAAGCTAGACAGTCTGAGGCTGATGACGATGATCCAGCTTTTATTTGGCCAACAGCTACTGCAGGATATCTTTCAATATCTGTGTCTGCAAACAAATCCGAAACTGGTGGTATGAGAGGATTTAAAAATTATTATTATAGCTTAATATATGATGGCGTCCAAGAATCTAAATTATTTTGGATGCAGAATACAGTTGATACAGTTGGTGGGGTATCTGATAATGTATATGAAAATGCTACTAAAAGGTATAAGGTATATATTCATCCAGAGGCTTTGTCTGGAGATACTAATCCAGGGCTTAATTATAGATGTACTGGAGCTAAAATATATTGGAAGAAGGTAGATTCAGCTTATGTTGCATATGATGATGCATATCTTTTGCTAGAAGTAGATTTTGTAAAGGGTGTTAAATCTTCTGAAGTTGATACTTATGTAGCATGGGAAAATCTTTCTACAGGCTCTGCAGTATCTGGAGCGGTTGAATTTGTAAATGAGCCAAGGTTTGAAACCTATAGAAGCCAAACTGGTTTTCAGGAAGATGTAATATCTTTAGCTGCTCGTTATAAGACCTCAGTAGTAACCAATCGTGTTACCTATATTGGGAATATTAAAGCTAAGAATAAGGAAAGTCCTGATGCAGAAGTAGTAATGGGAGATGCAATGATTAAGTCTCCTGTCAATCAATTTGATTCATTTCCTACAGATAGAATAATGGAAGTAACTATAAGGGATGGAGATGAGATTGTTCATTTAGCAGAATATGCAGATAGACTTCTACAATTCAAAAAGAATAAGCTTTATATTATTAATATATCTCAGGAGATAGAATTTCTAGAAGCAGTATTAGAGTATAAGGGTGTAAATAATCCAGGATCTGTAGCTAGGACAGATATTGGGATAGTATGGGCTAACCAACATGGATGCTTTTTTTATGACGGAGAGAAGGTATCTAATCTTTTAGAAAAAGGTGGTATTAAGATAATTAGTGATTCTGCCTGGAATAGCTTTTTACCTTCAGATAAAGATCCTATGGTAGGATATAATCCAAATAAGAGACAGGTTATAGTTACTGATGCGGTAGATGCAGATGGTACTGGTGCAATTTTTCTTTACGATTTTGTTACTAGATCTTGGGTTAAGGGTTCTGCTGGTACAATAGATGATTTGGTTAAATCTAATTTTGTAAATGATTGGGATGGTAAGTTAATATATCATACTGGTAGTACTACGAGGCAGTGGAATGATGATTATGCATCTGATTCTATGGACTTACAGACTAGGGATATAGATTTTGGTGAACCATCAGTAAAAAAGAACATATATAAAGTATATGTATCTTATAAAGGTGATGGCTCTACTGTGACTATTGGCTATCGTACTAATGGCGAGACTTCAGCTACTGCTTCTAATTTTTATAAGATAACTTCAGATGGATCTAGTTCTGGAGCAACTGATTCTGCTACTCCTCTTCATAGTAGTAATGTTGGAACTACTGATTGGCTTAAAGCTGAACTAAAACCTGTTTCATCAATTAGGAATATAAATAGTATTCAATTAGTATTTGGAGGTACTATAACAACAGATTTTGAGATCAATGATATATCTATAGTATATAGAGCAAAGAATGTAAGATGAGTATTGGAGAAAGAGAAGTTCGTAATGCAGGGCATCAAAAACAAGGACGTATGCAGATACGCAGAGGGGTACCAAATGTTAGCGAACTATCTGAAGCGGTGCCAGTATTGAGATCTGTATCTGGTATAGGTCTAGTTCAATATATAAGATATAATGGTGAATTATATGCAAGTGCATTTACTAAATTGGTTCCAGTTATTGCATCAAAAGTATCAATTGGTAGATTAACTGATGGTGGTGCTACTTCTGGAGATGTCGCCAAACCTAGTATAAGCGATTTTAATGGTGCTATCAGTAATGTTCTAAACTATAATGCTGATAATGATATAGAAGATGATCTAGCTGCTTTAGCTGGAAAAATCAATGAAATAATAAAAGCACTTAGAGAAACTAATATAATACTAACTGATGGAAAGAATTTAGATTCATTTCAAAGATAATTTAGGGAGATAGTTATGGGTAAGCAGTTAAGAAAATTATTAAAAAAGGCAAAGACAGAAGAAGCCTCTGTACAGAAAGCTGCTAGAAAGCGTGGTCTATGGAGTAGTTTAGGCTCTATTCTTCTTGGAGGTGTTGCTATGGCTGTAACTGGTGGAGCTGCTCCTTTTGTTGCTGCTGCTCTTACAGGAGGGGGAGCATGGGCTGGTGGCCATTTAGGTAATTGGCTTGCTGGTACGACCAAGGAGGGTAAGCTTAAAGGTGGGAGATTTTTTCAAAACCAAAGATCTGATATCGCAACCGAGATTAAACAAGGTATAGATGTTAAGGCGTTAAAGGCAGCATTTCAAGCAGGATTTCTGAAGTTATTTCCAAAGATTTCCAAGGGAGATGGTTTTAAGTTTGGGGATATATTTGAATCTGGAGAAAAAGCTTTAGACCCTGTAACTGGGGCACCTCAGACAGGTTTTAAAGGGCTTATTGATTATGAGGGGAGCACATTAGGAGAGTTCTTTGCCAAGCGAGGGTTAAAAAAAGCTGCATCTCCTCCAGTTACGGGAAGTGGTTTAAGTGAAAAGTGGTGGAAGAACTTTCTCAAAGGTAGAGGAGATTTACCAGGGAGGAAGACAACTGGCTCAGGTCGCGATGTTAGCCCACGTCCAACAGGTAAGGAATGGGCTACACTAAAAGAAGTTGAGAGGGTTGGTGGTTCTTATCGAGGGGGAGATTTTGTAAGTTCTCAGGATGTTCTGGACTATGCAAAGGGAAATATAAGTTCTAGGGAATTTAGAAAACTTGCAAAAGGTAAGAAAATTGGTGGCGGGAACATAAGTAACTTATTTAGTAGTAAGCAAATGGAGGAGTTGGGATTTGTCAAGATTTTTGACAGAGATCCTGGCCAACAAGAATGGCTATATAGACCAAAAAAATTCCTTGGTATTAAGGAAGGTGGTTTGGTAGGTCTTGGAGCATTAGGGCTCTTAACGTCTTTAACGCAAGCTGGAGAGCAGTCCCCTTCTAGAACAGAAGATGCTGGTGGTGAGGAATTAGGTGTTGAAAGGCAGTCTGCTTATGATAAATATAATCAGATGATAGAAGGTCCAGCAGGTGATGCTACCTATATTTCTGATAAATTACCTGTATCTGAAAGTATTGATCCAACTGGCTTAAGAGGTTCCAAAACCTTATATGATGAATATGGGAGTATTACAGGTTCTAGACCTTGGAGTCCAAGAGATGTAGCTCTTCAAAGGGGTAAAGAATTTTATGAGACTGATGTTGGCAAGTTGATTACAGAAGGACCTCCACATTGGGGATCAGAAACTCCTGCTGTTGAGGGACTTTCTGAAAGTCCAGTAGGGGCTGGTTTAACACAGTATCAAGAAAGATTATTTGATCCTGCATTACAGGGGCCAGATCTAAGTTTAGGATTCCAGCCAGGTAATTATGATTTATTAGATGAATCTAGAGCAAGAGCTCAAGGACTACAGCGTGGCTTAGGACTACAAGAAGGATTAGGTGATGGTTCTCAATGGTGGAAAAGAAAATTTGGGAGATAAAAGATGAAAATATATAATGAAATAGTAATAGATATGAACCCTGAGTCTTCGACTTTTGAGGAGACGTTACATGAAGATAGTTATGAGTATGAAGGCGATATGATGCTCCTGGCCTGGACAAATGTTACAGACCATCCTGATTATACGGATGCTGATGGTAATGTGTGGACATTAAGAGTAAATATTGGTTGGTTTAATAGGGTTAAACGGCAACAAATTTTTAAGAATGGTGTATTAGTTAAAGGTGATTATGCTGGTGCAGGTACACGTGAAGAGGCACATACACAATTTAAAAGATACATTGAATCCGTGGCTACATTGTCAGAGGGACAGCATGGTGGTTTTTCATATTCAGGTGGAGAATTTGATCCTACATCTGAAGAATATAAAAGATCTGTACAAACTACTGGGGGATATGGAGAACTTGCTGAAGGTTTTGATGTGGAGGAAAGTGACTTTGAAGAGTTTTATGGAAAGCCTTTGGAGTTTGCGGAAACAGCGAGAGAGATGGGAGAGCACAGCCTTGGTATGCAAGCGGGGAAAAGTCTTTATGATATTAAAAAATCAACAGATGTAGCAATGGCTCGCACAGGATTTGCAACACCTGGCACAGTATCTACTGCGTCAGAAATGGCAAAAGTTGGGTTATTTGGAGATTATAAAGCTCAACAAGAGCAGTTGGCATTTGCACAGGAACAAGATGTAGCAGCATTCTGGAAAGCTGACGAAGAGAGGTATTATGAAAGGTTAGCTACAATTGAAGGTTTAGTGGGTTAAAAAAAGGAATATAAAATGGCTATTAATTATCAACAACCAAGAATGGTAGTAGAACAAAGTCCATGGCAAACTTTTTTTGAGGAATTGCCAGGTATGATTTTTTCATTTCAGAAGCTCAATTTACAGGCACAAGAACAAGAGAAAGACAGGCAGTTTCGAGAGTCTCAGTTATATATTAAGGATCAATTAGATACTAAACGTATGCTGCAGAAAGCTGTTATAGAGGCAACAAATGATGCTAGAGATAAGGGTCTTACAGTAAATACAGCTTTAGATGCAATTTTTAAAAGCTCTCCTGCCCATGCTACTGGTACATCTAAGAAGGTAAGTAGTGATCATGCTAGTATGCTTGCATTTGATGTTGATAATCTTTCTGAAGCTCTTGTAAAGATTAATGATAATATTGGATTGGCTAACTTAGGAGCTAGAGATGCTGAAGCTATAGATACAAACTTTGATAGTATTATTGGCCTAGATGAGATACAGGCTTATCGGAATACTAGCCCTCAGATCCAAGAATTATTAAATTCATTAGATATTAAGCAGCTTCCTGAAGCCTATA